GCGCAGCCTTCATAGTCGGAGCCTTAGTCCGGGAGGCCTTAGCGCGGAACTGGCGGGCGGAATTGGACTTAGAGACCTTGAATCGGCGCATTGCAACTCCCGTGCCAAGTGCCTGTGGATAACCTGTGGATAACCTGTGGATAACTTTAATAAATAGCTTGACAAGGTGCAAGCGGAATGTGTCATCATTCCTTTTAGCGCTTCGCCTGGCGAGCGCGCCAAAGCGCACGTCGCCCAGGCAAAGCGCATAGAGAAGCAGCAGCAATAGCTGCTTTTTTTTTGGGCTGGAAAAGTCCCCCCAAACCCCCCTTTTTAAGGTGACAAGGTGTCACCTAGCACAGTTAGGAACAAGGACAAACTGTGCAGCTTCCGGAGGAAGGAGTAGGAGTAGGAGCGATACCCCCAGGGGCCCACAAGGCGCGACGAGCGTATAAATACGCTCGCGCCTTGTGGACTCTGGGGATATCCCAGAAGGAGAGTAGGAGAGCGGCCGGACGCCGCTTAAGCCTGGTAGAGGTGAACGAAAGGACGGCAGAACGCGGCTATGGGCCGCACAGAGAACTCAGAGAAGGAAGGTTTAGCAATGAGAAGAAAGCAGGAAAGAGGACTTACAGATGAAGGAACGGTCGAGCAGCCCTATCGGATCACGTACGCAGTTAGAACTCCCTTGGGGAGACACAGCATCAGCCAATTATTGCAGTACGCAAAGAGCGAGAGCTTGGCCGTTAACCAAGCCCTCGCAAAGATCCGACATGACTACCCGGGGGCAGTCATTATTGGCTGCGACCTTGCTATTTCTCGGTCGCCGCTGATGGCGGCTCGACCGGAGGGAGAGCAGGGGCAAGGCCCCACTCCCGCAGCTGCGGGAGATTAGAGGAATCGCTGCAGTAAGCAGCAAACGCGCCGGGGTCGTTATCGAACTCGGCGCGAATCTTGGCGGGAATCTTGAGGAATTCCGATTCCGCCAAACGCACGGCTTCAATAGCCGAGCGGTAATCATCAACCCCTGAGAAATCCCCGTACTCGGGGAGCCTGAGAGACTGAGGCAAACGACCAGTCACGCCGAAATTGCGAACGATGGTATTGATGTTCGCTTCCTCGGCCTGGGACTGAACAGCCAGGGACGGATCTTCGCAGGCCAAGCCATGCTCATCAGACCACGCAGGGAGGTCGAGGTTATGAACGGTTCGGACAATCGGGAAGGTCATGGAATCACCTGGAGCCCATCAGGGCACGAAGGAATTGGAGAACTTTACCAGCAGCACCAGCGGAGGCCCAGAATTCGGCTTCCGCTTTGAGAGGATCCAGCTTGAGCCGTTCGGCTTCAGCCTGGGCGCGACGATAGGCCATCTCAAGATCGGCCAACTCATCGGAGAATTGTAGACGCGCCTGCTGGAGGGTTATTTCACCCTCAGAGAATTTTTGAGCAACGGCTTTTAGGTCGGCATCCTGGACAAGGTTACGGAGCTCGGCACCAGCCTTATTCATTTCGTTTTGGAACCGGGATTCGGAGACCGCAGAGGTACCACGGACTTCGCCTTTTTCGCCGAGGGTGTCCTTAGCGGACTGATATTCTTTTGACGCCTTTGTGACCAAGTTAGCCAGTTCTTGAGCTTCACCTTCGGCAGCAGCTTTATTAGCAGTAGTGCGGGACAGATCCGTATTGGCTTCCGTATTTTCCACGGCAGCCTTATTCATTCGAGTAGCCTGGTACGCCGAGACCGCTTTAGAGCCAAGGTTTTCAAACGCCGGAGCCTGAACCGAGCCAGGGACGGGAGCGCCGGACATGGCGGACAGCATCGGATTGATGCCCGCCTTTTTCATGTCTTGCACCTGCCATTGATAGCGGTGCTTATACATTTTCTTTTGATATTTGTATTGCTGACGGGCCGCCGCCGAAGCGCTGGCGTAATCCAAACCAGCGCCAAGGACGGCAGTACCAGCAGCGCCAAGAGCCTGGCCGACAGCCATTAGAAGTGATCCACGAGGCCAGGCACGGAGTACATCGGCAGGGGACGAGCGGCCTTATTCTTAAAGAGGCAATCCAGTACGAACTGGCGACCCGTCTGCTCGGTCGTGGCAACAATGCGGTCGATCGGCGGGTTATCTTCGATGAAAGTAGAGTTAAGCGTCGGCAGGGCCGTGAACTTTTGCGCCAGGTGCCAAACGTCGAGCGGAGTCGCAAAGGTAGAACGCAGCTGGCCGGTAATCAGCGACGGCTTATAGCGATATTCGGCCCACCGCTCCTGGTAGCCAAAGACCAGGTTATCGTTAGCATCGCCCTTGCAGTAAATTTCCTTATTGTAGACAGGCTGCTCACCCAGGTTAGCGAACACCGGCCAATAGAAATCATACCGGGTCTCGCGCGACCACATCCGGTTTAGACCCTGCTGATAATTCAGGTCGGCGCGAACCGAAACCAAGCCAATCACAAAACCATGCTCGGTGAAAGACTGAGTGAACCCATTGCGCGCAACGGCAGTACCGTACGCAGACAGGGTGCCGAGCGGAGTATCCGAGCCAGTAACGGCGGATCCGGACGTCTGAGCGATCGGTGCAATATTGACCGGCACCATGCCGCCGCCTAGGTATTCAGGACGCTGTAAGCGAGCATCAGGAGAAATAACGCCGAAATGGCTACGCACCAACTCAGTGTAGCGAGTGCCGCCACGAGCATCCCGCTCAAGAAGTTTCTGAATCTGGAACGCCTGGCGAATCTGGTTGATCGTCGCAGCGGTCGCCGTCGAGAGGTCGGCATAGAGGTTATCCGGGTAAAGAGTCTTGGCAATCGTGAGCCCGTTAGAGTCGCGGCCCAACGCACCCGTACCGTTAACACCCAAGTTGCCATCGTCTGCAACGCGGCCTGTACCGTCCGCCTGGCTGAAATACATGGCTTGCTGAGTGCCAGTTACCAGGATGGCATTAGAAGTCTTGACCGTAGCCGTCGAGCCCAGGGGAAGCGTGACCGAATCACCCTTCTGAGTCCAAGGCAGGCAGGACGTAAAGTAATCATGGCGCTTGCCGCGACGGAGCGGCGGATTGCCAAACAGCGTAGACGCATCATTAGCATCGCCCAGGGGTACAGCCTGCTGCGTCTGGAGGTTCTGGTCGCGGAACCATTCGTTCCAAATCAAACGATAAGCGCGACCCGGGAGCGAGTTGTGGCTGATCGTAACGCCGGCACCAATCTGGCCGGCAGTCGGGAGGCCCATGTAATCCGCAATAGACCCCTCGACGTAACCACCGGACGGAGAGACAGCCTTGGGCACCGTGAAATCGGTCGAATCGCCCGGAGCGTACTGCTCACCACAGAACTTTTTCCAGTTAGTCCATACAAGACGATTCGGAACGAAGAAATAGAACGACTCAAGGTAGAGATTGTCGATGATCGGCACGATAGGCGTAGCCAGCCGCGCGAACATGGTGGCATTGAGATTAAAGGAATCCCCTGGAAGGACTTCCTCGACGTACACCGGAATCAGATAGCCAGCGTCAAACGTGGTTTTATACGAGGATTCGATTTTGAAGCCGGAGCGCGGGATATCCGCGCGCGGCACCATCGCAAAGCTGTGGACGTTGACACTCTGATTCCGGTGCATCTTCATGGCTTAAGCCTTTATGAGTAGGTCTTTGCCCACGGCAACCTGGGCGGGTTTAGTAACGTCAAATTCGCCTGTAGCGTCGTCGAACTCGCCCAGGAGAAACAAATCGAAATCTTCGGGATGCTTAGAAAGCTGATTATTCGGGTCGGCTCGGTTGATCTCGTCCGAGAAGGAGCGCACAGCGCCACCGACAGACGTACCGAAGAAAGGTTGACCGTAAGCGTCAATGGCACGGTCGCGGACAGTAAAGACTTTATATCTCATGGGACAGGGCTTCCTTATAGCGAGAGTGATTAGCGAGCGCCACGCGCTCGCGCACCGCTAGGCGCGCCCTGGTATTGTCGGGGGAATTTAACGCCTTTTCAACGGCCCTTTCCTCGAGGTCGGCATAAGCGTCCGGGTCAATGTCGTCCAGGATAGTTTTGAACCGATCCGGGATCCGGAATTTCTTATCGTACGAGAAGCACGCCCCATGAGCGAAAACCTCCGGGTAATAGCGACGTATCCAAGCGTCGCCCAGGCCTGGCTTGAGTGAGAAGCGGCCATAAGGAGCCTTTAGGGACACGAGCTCCCCGGTTTCCTCGTCGAGGACTTTAGGGGCGGAACAATCTTTAAGGACGTAGCCCGAGCAGTATCGGGCGGACTGTGGCGTGACGGAGCCGAGCTCAACGATTCCGCGTCCCCACAGTTGGGTGAGCTTTTCTGAGCGGAATATTGGATAGCCACGCCGCACGCTGAAACGGTCAACATCAGGAATGTCGAGACCAAACAATAGAGCGTGATAGTGCGGACGTTGCGTTTGCTCGCCGTACTCGCCGCACATGAGGTAACGGAACGGGCCCAGGGAACGCCGGACGCGTTTAGCGAACAGTTGCCAGTCGCGGTGTCGGAGCTCGCCCCTGGGCGGAAGACGCTCAGGAGCGTAAGTGAGCGTAGCGAACCAGTTAGACGGATGAAGCGAAGCCTCCGCCAAACAGCGGAAGGCCCACATTTGCTGCCGATTAATGCGGCAGCCAATGCATTGGCCGCAGGGGATCTCAATCTCACGATGATCCCGCTTTTCAACAAATTGGACGGGCCCACCATCGGGCGGCTTCCAACAGGTAACGGGACGGAAACAAGGCATTGCGCCTTACAGACGAATACCGCCACGCATCGGCGCAGCCTTCATATTCGGAGCCTTAGTCCGAGAGGCCTTAGCGCGGAACTGGCGGGCGGAATTGGACTTAGAGACCTTGAATCGGCGCATTGCAACTCCCGTGCCAAGTGCCTGTGGATAACCTGTGGATAACCTGTGGATAACTTTAATAAATAGCTTGACAAGGTGCAAGC